GATAAAGAAAGCGTTTACACCTTTTACTCATTGAAAGAAAACGTCTCTAAGCGCTGGGGTGAAAAACAATTCGATGAGAAGCAATCTATCGTAGCAAAGCGCAAACGCGCGTCTAAGCGTTCAAAATGAGTAAACTTTAATGACGGTTTTCACACCGTCACCCCCATGACATAAGAAATTACAGCTTATCTCATTGGGGTCATTGTGTGAAACGGAAAGGATCTAAATGCAAGAACTAACCCCCGAAAGAAAAAGAATAGCAGAACAAGCCCGCGAACGTATTAAACAAGGTATAGCTAAAGCAGCAAACATACCCCAAGTACCGAATGAAATAGTTGATGAAGGAAGTGAGGAGAAATCGTGAAACCAGATGAATACAAACCATACGATAGCGCTGGTAATAAATACGGTGAGTTTACTAAAACTTTAAACCTCATGGACGAAACGGAAAACCCAGACCATGTAACTATTGGGGCTGATTCAGTATTTGGCAGGCTTCTATTAAGACAAGAGCAAAATATCCTAGCCATCATCTCCCACCACTTCGCCCTACCAATAGAAGATTTAAAAGCAGCCGTTAGAGACGGTATACCAGACAATAATAAAGGAGAAAAGTAATGAGTACACAGGTTGGAAGCATTTTTGGTTCAGAAATTACCACATTCGACCCTGAAAACGTACTTGAGCAAATGGTTGAAGCCCAAGAAGGAACAGTTTTTGTACTTGGTACACGGCGTATTTGGACAGAGGGTGAACCTGAAGATGATAACGAGGTTGAAATAACTTTTGCTCAGATAAAGAAAGTGAGGAGCAAGTGACTAACCTACCTACTGACACAGAACTACGAGATAAGCTTAAGAGTAGTGCTAAGCACGTAGACAATCTATTTGAGGAAATGGGGCGAGAGTCTAACTTTAATAAAGTAAAAGAAATTCAACAGCGACTCTATATTGCTGAGGCATATTATAGTGGGTTGCAGCGCAGCTTACACTTTATCGCACTACACGACCAACAACGCTATGAAGCACTAATAGGCAAGACGGTAACACTACTGCCTGAAATTGGCGGTCGTTTAGCAGGTAGTGAGGTTGATGCAGTGCCAGTTAAAGATATAAAGACCCTCTATGGAGTAAAGGAGTAATCTAATGAGCGACGCAACCGATGACCTTGACTATGAGCTTTCTGGTGAAAGAGCGTGGTTTAGAAATGCAGATAAGAAACATTGGGAAGAACAGAAAAAGCGTATGGCTATGAGTAAAGATAATCAACCCACACTAGCTATGACCAAAGACTTACGTGAACAGGCACTAGTAGAACTACGAGGTTGGATAGAGCGCAATCACCTAGAACCATTCGATGAAAGCGATAGGTGGTGTCTTGCTAGCCGCGAAATCATCGAGAAAATAGATGAGCTTCTAGCCCCACAAACTAATAACGAAAAGGAGGCGTGATGGGCAGAAACATATTATCAATTTGCGATGAGTGTGAAGTGTACATCTTTCATTTACGAGGCAAAGAGGGTGATTTTATGCAGAACTTCCAAAATGCCCATAGTAAGCATGAATCTAAAACTCGTATCGTCAGTGATTATGTTACAGAGCAACCTGATGACTACCTAGATGTCACAGATGATTTTGAGCTACCTAATAACGAAAGGAAAGAGTAGATGAGTAAACTAATCACAAACAATCAGAGACTTGAATTACTAGGACTGCTAACCTTGGCGAGAAAACACCGAGAAATTGTAGACCAATGCGATGAGGCAATGGCGGAGATAGCTGGTGTAGAGGTTGGCGAACACCTGACCGATGCCATTTATGACAATATAGACCTTGCTACAGCCCTTGCAAGAATGGATATTGAGGTAGAGCTATGACTACATCAGACATAGAGCTAGACAAAATACCAACAGCGGAAGAGTTCGTCGGCTTACTTGAGTCGTTCATACAGGGGCAGATAGAGCTGAAGTTTGCATACGCTATTGATGTAACAAACACGCCCCGTCAGGAGCGTGCGAAAAAGCACCTAGAAGTACTTAGAGAAACGCTAGTTAACCAACTGAAACCCCAACTAGAACAGAAAGAGAGTGAAAGCAATGGACGAAGTAGACCTACTGATTTCATACATCAATAATGGTGGAACGATAAAAGAGCTTGAAGAAATGGGGGTTGACCTATGAGTACCCCAGACAATGAAAGTAAATATTGCTACCATCACAATGATTTAGTGGATATTGTCTCTGGCAAGCCATTGGGCGATTACTGGGAGAACAACTGGTGGCATTTAGAAGGTACACCGCATGTTTATGGGGCTCCTGCTCCTAACGGCAGACCTACACCACAGAGCGATAGTGAACTAAAAAAGCTAATTGATTATGTTTGGTCGCAAGCCACACTGAACGCAGTCGATAGCATGAGCGAAAACCGAGAACTGGCAGGGAATGTCAAGCCGAAAGCGTTACGTAAGATTAGAAAAATCATCGAATCAGAGGCCGACCGCAGAGCAGAGAAGCTTGTGGTTGAGGCAAAGATAAATCACTTACAAATCCTAGCAAATGTTTACGCCCAAGCGATGGACTTGCTGAGCCAAAACAAGAGTGGGTACAAAGAAATGTACTTAGCGAGAAAAGATACTTTAGCAGAAATGACGAGACTCGCCGCCCTTACACCCACAAAACCCAATACCAAACAACCAAATGAGGAGGAAAGTTAGATGAGTAAACACAGTATTGGCGATAGAGTTTACTGGCGATATATACACGCTACAAACAGCCGCACTCGTTTTGAGCGTGTAAAGATAGGAACCGTCATGGGTTACGTACAAATAAGAGACTATACCAAATATCCTGCCAAACTGGTAAATAGCACTATTTGTAAAGTCAAATTTGATGGCAATAAAACTACCAGCAAAATTGATGAAGCGGAGTTGCATAGCCATGACAATGCCTAATCAACCCGAACAGCCAAAGAGTGATTGGCTAGATGAAATACTCCTATCCACTATGTTCAATGCCAGTGATATACAAGAGAGGTATTACAAGCGACAAATCGAATCGATACAAACTGTTGCGGACATGCGTAAGAACGTTGTTGAACAAGCAGCCGCAGCCATCCGCTCTCAACTCAAAGAGAGGCTAGTAGCAGCTATAGCGACGTACAGAAAGTCTAGGAATGACTACTACGATAAAGGTTTTGACGACGCTCGCACTGAATTTCTCAAAGCCATTGAAGAAGTACTAGGAGGAGAGGCTCTTAATAAAGGAAACGAGGAGTAATCTAATGAACGCATTTGACGATAAAGCTCTTGCACATGAGCAAATTAACCAGACTAATAAAGCCGCTGCCAGTATGTTGCTGGGGTATTTGTTGAGCTATAGAAAATCGACAGATAATCCAACATTTGCTGGGTTTATCGACTACTTTTACATGCAAGTAGGTCACTTATGAACACACAACTAGACAAACCCAAGCATTCAATATCTCGCGTACTTCCTAACAAATGGAGCTACATGAGAAAACGTCGCACAGCAGCACGCCTAAGAGCTAAACACATGCCTGAAAAAGTAATCAAAGAGCAAGTCTGGGGGAAATGGTAACATGAACACTCTATCAGAAATACTAAGCAACTACGCTCACAAGACTAAGAATATGGGCGGGGAAAAAGTAACTGGTCACTTTAGCGAGTTAGAGGCTCTAGCTGAACTACAACAACGTGAGGCTGAACTGGTAAATGGAGTGCTGGATAGAATACAAGAGTCACTCGACAACCACACAACACCAGAAGGACACGATTTACTCACTCGCTCATACATCAACAATACAATTACATTTGAGCGGGAACGTGCCTCTAAGATGGGAGTACGATTATGAACATAACAATATCACTGTTTAGGCGTACAGGGCTGTCAAAAGAAGAAGTAGCCAACGCCAAGAAGTCACTAATGGAAACAGTAGAAATACTAAAAGAAGAAGTTAAAAAGACCCGTAAAGAGCTTAGTGGCGTACAACGTGATGTACAGTTCTGGAAAGCAGAGCTAAAGAAGCGTACTACTATGAAGAAATGTACAAAATGTAAAGGTAGCATAGACATCTGGCCTTTCAACGACACAATACCATACTACATTAAAGGCGATAAGGTATCTCATGTAGTTTGCCCTAAGATGGGAGTGAAGCTAGACTATGGTAAAATAGGTGATGAGAGCCTTTAAGGCCAACAATGCGTCGCTACGAGGACGCATTTTTGGTATAATGAGAGGAGCAATATGCGTAGAACCATAACGATAATCGAAGAATCCACGCGAGCTCGCAAGATCACTGTAGAGGTCGAGCAAAGCTGGAAACAATATATAGAACAATAATAGAACAGCCCCACACACCGTAGGGCTGTTTTGCTATGTCTTTTAAATCTAGCCGTTGTTCGAAGCTTTTTTGAATGTGCTAGTCAAACCGATAGCTCCTAGCGCGTACAGAAGGCCCTGTGCGACGCTTATATCAGTCACGCCGATATATACGTCAACTAGAGCTACTAAAACGCCTACAGCGAACGCTACAACGATTGTGGCCCATCCTACTACGCCGGGTGCGGCCATTTTGACCATTTGCACGACTGCTACTATTACAAGTGGTATAAATAATGATGCTGCTACTAATTCCATAATTCCTCCTTATGGTTACTGTACTATCATACCACTATTCCCAAATATCGCCACTTTCAGCGGCTAGTCTGTTAGCTAATTCGGCGGCAGCTGCCAATTTTTTTATAAGCTCTGTCTCAAGATCGCGAGGGACGACTCCATTCTCGAATCGCTCCTGTTCGTCCATCATCTCCATTGATTAAACTTTAGAGATCAGTTGATATGTACAAACTAGAGAATGCATACCCAATAACACTTGACGTACCACCGACACTACACCATCCCTGAGCACCGAGCAGCGTCGTATTTGATGGTATGTTCGTATTTGTATTCGCCGTGAACACCGTACCGTTTACTAGGTCAGTAAACTCAAAATAAATAGTCGTACCGTTTGGTGCGCAGTACATTGCTAGTTCATACAGTGACGTTCGGTCAACGGTCGGCACTGCTATGCCTGTGTCTATTTTTGTGGCGGTACCAGAGGCATCGTTGTGCATAATCTGAATATTGGTGTCGGCAGCATCCCAGCCAGCACCTAGGAGGTTCACGTATGTACTCGGCTCAACATCAGTCGGTGCCGTTATAACATTCCTGAGCCCAGTGAACGAGCGAGTAGTCGCAGTAGCTACACCGGTTGCGGGGCCAAACGTTGATACGTACCAGAAGCCACCACGCCCAGCCGCGTTACCCGTACCATATTGTGCGGCGGCGGCTCGATAACCTGCGATGGCTGTCGTTGCAGCAGCGGTAACAAGATACTCAATGCGTCTCGACCAAGTGTGTAAGTTTGTCGTAGCTACGTTGGCAGCAGTAGCCGTACCGATAGCAGTGAACGCAAAGCCGTTAGTGCTAACGACTGTACCGTTACCCGCTGCGCTCCACCAAGCTACCCTATTTCGCGCAAGCGACTCTTGCAGAGTAGACGGCACCCCATTAGGCCCAATAAATGCTGGTTGTATGCGGCTAGCGACAGAGCGCCCGAATAGGTTTATCCCGCCAGCAGCAGGAGTTGAAGGGGTTGAGATAGACGGTAAGCGTAAATTGTCGTTCTCTACTTCTATATTCGCTGCACCCGCGAACGCACCGCCATTATTATACTGAACCTCACCAGTAGAACCACCGGGAGAACCTCCACCTCCACCCGCGGCATTGAGGGTAGTACCAGTCAGTGAAAGATTAGTACCGAGTGTTATCTCTTCTATTACACCAGTGCTAGCCGTACCACGGCCGAGCAATTTATTAGTGTTCATAGAGTCTGTCTTTTTATTTGCAGCAGTTATACGCGCGTCCGCTGCGGTGTTGAAGTCACTGATCGTTGAAGCAGTTTGTGTGCCAGTATGGTTAGCTCGTGCCTTTAGGTTGGCGTCTGTATCGTTTGCGGTGGCACCAGTGGCAATACCCGCCAGCTTGCTATCATCAGCGGCAGTAAACACATGATTGGTCGTGCCATCTATGGTTGAGTCAGCAGATATATTACTGAGCGTGTTAGCTGCACCAGAGATTGTCTTGTTCGTGAGTGTGGCACTCGCAGCGTTCTTGGTAGAGTCCGATGTATTGTCAACGTTACCGAGCCCTACATCGCCCTTCACAAGAGCAAGGTCGGTTTTTACTTGAGCCATCGAACGATTCGTCCATGCACCGGCTTTGCGCTGCATAATATCGTCGTTTGTAGGCGTAAGAGCGGCTATATCCGTTAAGTCTTGGTCAGCGTTCTGCTTAGAGGCTGCAAGCCCTGAATATTGAGTATTGGTAGCATTATCGCCAGTATTGGTACCACTAGTGTTGCCAATAACAGTCAGTTGAGCGTCTGTGACATACCGCTTATTAGTCGAATCAGCTATATCAGCTGTAGTCGCATCAGCACCGGCCGTCACTAATCCCTTAGTGTCATAAGTTACCTTAGTTTTTGTAGCACCCGTAATAGCACCATTTGGCACAACACCAACATTTGCCCCTGTAGCTATTCCCGCGAGTTTTGTCTTCTCCGTCGCAGAGTAAGCCTTGTTCGTCGTTCCATCCGGCACAACATCTTGAGTAAGTGTCTGCATTGTTTTGTCGCCGCGGTAATACTGAGAAGAGGTCCCAGCTGTAATAGTAGGTTCTTTTGCCGCTAAATCAGCAACAAGACCTGTAACGTCACTCTCGGCATGAGTGTGGGAGGTATTTGCCTTGCCAGCCAATGCAGTAGTAACGTCTGAAGCCTCAGCAAGACCGATGACGTCGCCTGTCCGTGCGTTGACAGAGCTAACAGCTCCACCACCAGCCGCTGGCTCTACCCATTCAGTGTCTAAATCAGTGTCGGAAGCTTTTGCAAGTACCTGACCTGTTGTACCACCGATAGGAACACCAACGCCATCGTTGCCGGCAACACCCGCTGGGCCCTGTGGCCCAGTTATGACACCGGTCCCTATCGATTGATGATAGACGGCAGCTAATGGGTTGCTACTAATAATCTCATCAACACTCGCAACAGTCGTGCCTGTCGTCGTGCGGAGCTCTACAGGAATGATTATCTCATTCATGGCTATACTCCGAAGTCAGTTACAACTTGAAAGCTAAATCTTAAAGGAGTAAAGGTGTTCGTAGTTGCTGGTGACTTTGACAGCTCGATGTCGCCATAGTAAGTAGTACCGGGGGTTAATCCCTCAGTAACAGTGGTCGCAAGCTGGTATGATACTGTGTTTTCGTCTACCGTACACGCTTCTTTGTCTACGATTGAGTCAGTGTTGTCCGTAGGGGTGGGGTTTGCTGTAATCGTGATCTTAGCGTCCCATCCAGTCAAGTCAAACGGAGTCCCGTTCACTGTTATTGGAACAGATATAAGTGGCGTGTCACCGCGGACGATTGGGTCTAGTTTTATAATCTTAGGTTTGGCCATAATTATTTCCTCTTTATTAGTGAACTGTGAATGTATCTACGACCCCAAGTCTCGCCCCATTTAGAGCTCGCTCTGATAGTCTGACCCTTGACAAAACGACGAATATAGACTACATACCCTTTATTCTTCGCCCCTACCGACTTCGAGTGAGTGGTCGGTCGCGTTCGGATATTTGAGTTATTGTACTTCACAACATAGGCGGGAGCTTCTTTATATGTTTTTACCCTGTAATATCGAGGGCTACCGACACGCCAAGAAGCAACAAGTGGGTCGATACGGCTTGCGTAGACACGCTGCCCAGCGACTATTTTACTTGGTGTACCCTTCAAACCAACATTCTCTTCAAAGACAGTGTTACGGCTTACAAGAACACCTATGTGCCCATAGCCACCACCATCAAAAGGCCATACAACGATGTCACCTCGCTTACGAAGCAATGAGCTAACTCTTTTAGCATGACCTTGTGCGACTAGAGTATTGCCGAAGTCTTTAGCGTGACCTCGTGCAGCCTGTGGGTTCGGTACATCAGTCATCTCTTCAAGGAACCCCTTTACAAGACTTACGCACTGCCCAGTAAGACCAGCTGGGTAACCTCTAAAAAACTTATTAAGGCCAGCTACTGCCCACATTGAAGCGTTTGGTTTAGCGGACATCTTCTTCTACCTCTATATTAATAGCTATGGCAGGGACAGCTACCTCTTGAGTTTGTGGAACTGATTTAGCTGTCCTAGCCATAATATTAATCTTTCTTCTCAGAATCTTCTGTTTTTGCTTCAGGTTCATCAACCTCACCGACACTACGGTCAGCGACGTCTTTTTCGTGATTTTTTAAAGCAGTTTGACGAGCTTGCTCGAAATTAGCTTCGCGCGTTTTCTGACGCTCACTGAGCTCAGTAGTTTCTTTATTCTTAGCCATGATAGACTCCTTATCTTACTTACGGTTATATTATACCACTTACGGGCTTAAGACCGCTTGTTTTTTACTGATTCATTCTCAACTATCTGGTTTTTTACGTGTTGAGTATCAATTTTTGTGTTGATAGCTTTATAGTTTCTATCGGCTTTCTTCAATATTTCGTTTGAATTACGGTGCAGTACACCAAGCTGTTTCATCACTAGTTCGTGACGCTCAATGTCATGGGCTTGGCCGTTGTCCATGCTCAGAGAAAGACGGCTGATAGACTTTGACAACTCACCGTCTACATGAATCTTTGCCTTTAGTGTCTCTGTAAAAGCAACAGTATTATCAGAGTTTTGTTGAAACAGTTTCTTCATCACATATACAACTCCACCCATTGCAATAGATACAACGCCAATTAATGCAAGAGTTGCTTCGGGGTTCATATTACGCCCCAGCTCCGTAAGTATCAGTCAGAGTCATCATGTTCGTATTAAAGTCCCTGATAAGAATGTGCTGTCTTGCAGAAGCGTGGTGGACCCACCGCTTGTTTGAAAACCACGCAAGTTAATTGTATCGCCAGCAGTCAGAGGCACTAGGATGGAGAAGCGCACATATCGTATTGCTGTTCCGGTTATATCATCTCCCCTGTAATTTCCGGGGGTCGTTAGCACTGCTGCAAAACCACGGGTTACGCTGGCGCTGGCCGTAGACCAGCCACCAGTCAGCATCCAAAGTCCCGTTCCACCAGCTGGAACAGTGTAGGTAGAGGCAGCAAAACCTGAACTTGGGTCAAGAGATGCTGTATTTAGCGACAGGGTTGCTTCTGCTGAGTTACCAAGTGACTGTGTGGTATTGTGATACGCATAAAAACAAAACGGATTAAATATTTTTGCCATAGTCACTGCGTCATCAGCGATTTTCGCGGTTGTTACGTTAGAGTTTAGTATTTTCGCTGTAGTAACAATATCCGTCTTTAACGTGCCGTCGTTGTTTAGGGTGACGGCTAAGGTATCGGCCACGTTGTCTGCCCATGCAGTCGTAGGTTTACACACTACTACTTGCCCAACAGTGTTGCCTAGGTCGGAGTAGCCCGGCGCGAACCCATCTATGATTACTTGAGAGACGTTCTTCGTACCATAAAAAACAGTTACTGTTGCTGGATCTAGAGTGCCATCAGCAAGCAAATCGCCTGATGTACATATAAATTTAGTGTTGTAATTAGTCAGCGAGTCAACGTTTAACGTAGTGGAGCCGATGGTACGAGGGCTAGTAACAACGGACCGTACTGCTTCGCCGCTTCCATTGCTTGCCCTAATCAAATCTATTGTCATAATGAACTCCTCATATACTTGAATTATACAACACTATTACTATAATGACTATGCTTAATTGATATTGTATTTTTTACAACATAAGCTACATTTTTTGGGGGAGCAAAAGAGCCTCCGGAGAGGCTCTAAGGCTAAGGACCAAATACGATTAGGAAATCGTACCAGCTTCACGGATCAAGCTGATGTTGGCAGCCTTGTTCGTAAGAACAAAGGTGTCAGCACGGTCACGAATTTGAACTTCAACACCACTAAATCCTGAGATTTGAGTGAGCACTTTGTAGTCCGTAGGGTTCATCTTTGGCATAACGTTAACGATTGCTCGTTTGTCAGCCATAAGCACCCATATACGAAGCTGCGAAGTGGCACCAAGACGTGTGAAGTAAGTATCAGGTGTCGCGATACACGCAATACCCTTGAACTTACCAAGAAACGCTTGGTTTTTGGCCTCATTGTAACCAGCATCACTACCCGTGAATGTGATTTGGTCAGCAAGTGAGTTCGCAAAAGTGTCAGCTACCCAAGCGATGGTAGATGATGCCTCAGCACCTTCTGCGTGAATGTTGATGAACGCTTGACCGAATTTAGCAGCAAGACCAGAGCTTGGAGGTGTTGCACCAGCGGTAACGGTAACGTCGTTAGCGGTTGCACGCCCAAGTGCAACTTTGTTCAATGAGTAAACATCGTGGGTAGGGACGAAAACATCTTCGATTTGCTGTTTTGCCCATTTTGCAGCGAAATTCGCCACAGGGGTGTCCTGAATCAGCGTTTGCTGTATTCGTTGGAACATCGCTTTGTTGTAAGCAAGCGACAAGCTTTGTAGGGTTGTACCTACGAGACCGACTGTAACAGGAGACGTGCTCGCCTCGTTATAGTCTTCGACTGAACCATCAGGAGTCGCAACTACCTGAATCGTGTTAGCATCGGTCCATTTGTAGCCGTTGTCGCCTACATACGGAGCAAACACAGACTTCAGCGCCAGCGGTGAATCCATCAGACTGGAAGTACCAGTACCATAATTCTGAGCCATAATGAGTTATCCTCGTATTTAAGTTTCTTTGAGAAGTCTTAAACTTCTAATCACATTATAGAGCTAAGGTCAATGAAAACACAAGCTTTTTTCGTTCTATTTTTGTACTTTTTTAAAAGTCCCAATTGACCTCATCTGGTGGTATATAGGCTGGGATATTATTGGTTGGTTGTGTATTGATCATAAATAGGCCTGTCTTCTCATTGAAGAATTGTTTTATGGCGTCTGAAACATACTGCCATGCGTCGCTATAGTGAGAAGCTGTAGTATGCTCGGGACCCATATAATCACCTGTTGTCGAGTTCCATTTTCGTTTGTATAGCCGCACCTTATCTAAAAAGCCTCCTTCTACATCACAGGTCGGAGAATAGACACTGACTCTATGGTCACGCATTAGTTGAATAGCGTCAGTTAAGGCGTATTCTTTCGCGCGTCGGCGGATGAGACTGGCATTAGGTAGCCCGAGCTTTTGCAGTTTTACTATACGATGTACGCCATCGGAATCCCTCTTGTTGCCGTCATGCGGGAAAAAATGCCAACCGTAGTTACCAAAGTATTCACGAGTATTAATAAAATTGACGAGCGCCTCATCATTAATCACATGCGTTTCATAGGCATCGATTATTCGGAGCTTTTTATCGTAATACTGCCAGAAAAGACCGGCAGTGGTATCTCCACCACCACCCAAATCCCAAGCAGTATACACAGGGTATTTCGGGTCATAAGGGTATTTATCACTAATCAATCCGGTCTCTATTTTGGCCGTGATAATGTTTCCATAATAGCTAGTCTCGAGCGCTTGACCTTCATCAAGTAAATACTCTTGACGATACATAAAGTCGTTGCCCCATTTGTCTATACATGACTGTCGCGCGCGATCAAGCTGCTCGGCTGTCATGTATTCAGTGGCCGGGACACGACTAGAATAGCGGTTGGGGTCCTTTTCGGCAGCTCTTCGCAGTTTGACGAAAGTCATGCCGCTGACACCATCTTGCTTTGGTGTGCTCTCTATGATTATCTGACCGCCGTTAGCAATGGCGATAGGCTCAATAATGTCTAGCACTCGTTGGTCTATATCGACGAACTCAGACAATATATAAATCTTGATGTTGTTACCACGTAACTTCTCGGGGTCAGCGTTAGCTCCAACTAAGTCAAGTGTAGAGCCGTTCTTGAGCACCATCGACATATTATCTTTGGTGTCAGTAAACTTTGCCCGCATTTCAGGCGGTATATGCTCAATGGTACGAAAGCCATCATTTTCGATGTTGTTCCAAAATGACCTGTAGCCCTGCTCAGCAGTAGGGTAGATAATCATTACCCCTATGGGTTCTTCGACCATACGCCCAATAGCATAAATGAACGTCGTGAGGCCTTTGCCGGCGCGGCGGGCCCACTCCATTACTACAAACCAGTAGTCCCTGATATCAGCGAGGAACTTCGATTGGTATAATCTCGGGTCAAAGTGAGCCGGGACGTTCACTTATCAGTCTCCGAATATCGCGTCGATAACGTCGGTAGCTTCTTCTTCGACAGTTCGAATTATATCGCCTAGGAATCCCATATTAGCCTACTTTTTAGCTTTAGGAGTTTTTGGAGCTGACTTTGACTCTGGTAATGGGTGCTCTGGCACCTCTACTTCAGCAACTTTTTTAGACAGGTCAGAAGGCTCATCCTCGTCTTCGACCTTGTCACCACTAGAATCACCAGTGAGTGTACCATCCATAAAGTCTTCCAGTGTCTCTTCACCACGTACTACATTGGAATTAAAAGCTGGCATAGCTTCTACTTTACCGCTACGCAAAGCTTCAACTCTAGCCTCATATTCGCGCTGATTACCACGTCGGTCATCCAGCGTAGCTGATTCAGGAGCATTTCCAAGTTCCTGCTGATAGAGCATATAGGCCAAAAACTCTGTGTGAGTAAGACCGTCAACCATAACTTTTGACCATTGAGAGACTCGATCAATCATAGATGGGTCATGTTCCCATTGCTCTATGAGAGCTTGCTGTTCAGGAACCAAGCGCCAGCCGAAGTCTTGACCGCGGTCGGCATTAACATTCATGTTGCTACTGTTTATAGCAGCAGAGAGCTTAGCGCGGTAATATTTTCCTTCAGTTTTTCTGCTAATGGCGATAGTCTCGCCAGTGTCAATGTTTTCGAATACAATCATAGCTTTTCCTCCTTAACCTTTATTCATTTCATCAATCAATGCGTCTACGAATGGGTCACCAGTATTGGCCCCCACGTCACTCTGACCCCGTTGAGGTGGCAGACCATTTCGTTCAGACTGTTCTTGAGAAGCTTGGGCATCAGTTTCAGCTTGTTCTTGCTTATTCTGCGCGACTAGAAGCTCTCCGACACGTCGATAAGCTGGCATCATTAGGTCATAGAACTCTTCAGGTGTTGTGGTCATGTTCACAATGTAGCTACCTGTCTTATCCCAAGTCAGCTGAGTAGAAATATACTTCTCTGAAAGAGACTTAGCAACCTTTGGCATAACGTGGAGAATGTCGCCCCAGCGTTCCATGACTCTTTTATTTCCTTCAGATAGGGATATGTTCTTTTCTGCGACGTCTTCGGCCCAACTGTTAAGCTCATCAACACTTTTAGCTATCTTCTTACCGGCATCAAGCATGAACGAAGCTGCCTCCTCGTAGGTGAATGCTTCGCCAGTCTTTTCATTGATGAGACCTCGGTCCACTATATCCTGAGCCGTCTTAATGACGAGACCATTACTGTCATAAATCTTGTCGTCAATACCTTCAGGATGAATCTTCTCTATAATTTCACCGCGGACCTTGTGCAAAACATCGACACGAGAGGCTTCTTCGGCTTTCTCTTCTCGGATGGCCTTGCGTACATCATCAACTGTTAATGACTTGGCAGACGCTTCATCTTCTCGATTAGCCTTCTCTTCAGCTGTTTCTTTTGCTTCAGATGACTGGTCGCCAGTAGCAACATTAGTCTCGTCATTGGAACCACTGTTAGGTTGAGGTGTCTCGTCTGTCGCCTCAGAATCAGCAGACTCGCTCTGTTCGTCGGCAGAAGGTATAACTGGGGTAACAGAATCATCTACACCGACATCACTTTGGTTTGGCGCTGACGCATCGCTAGTTTGGTCTGATGATGCAATACCAAGCTCAGATTCCAAAGCTGAGACAAAGTTTTCCTGACTATCGTTATCGTTCATTATGGACCTCCTCTATTTTAGACATTGTTGAGCGTAACAGTGCTTCAAGCTCATCAATATGTTGAATAACTTTCCTGTTCACTATCACCTGATTTTCGATGGTCAAATCAATGCCTATAGAAAGGGCGGCGTTAGAGTCGTAGTAAGCGCGACGTTGCTTAATTAGAGCAAACATACGCTTAATCGTTGGTAAATCAATCTCGTCCTGTGAGTTCACCGGTGGTTTCGGGGCAAAATCAATATCAGGTTGAGAGGAATTATAACCTAAACTGTTTAGTTCGTCGGTTGGCTGTGACATCTTAATAACATTTAAGCACTCGGCGGCTCGTCTGTCAATATCTCGCTTACGCCTTTAACCAACTCAAGTAGGAGCACCCCTGTTATTGGTTGCCCATTTTCAAAAAATTCTATGTTTAGAAGACGCGCTACTTCGTTCCATAGCGCGTCACTGGCGGCCATTATTGGCTTGGTGGGGTCGGTTCCCCACCAACAGCTGGTACAGAAGCAGCCATAGGAGGCGCTGGGGCGTCTTCAGAACCTTTAACGATGTCTGGTGCCAAGTCCTTAAGCAGAGCGTCCTCAGCGGCGTTTTTACGTGCCATAGCAGTAGGATCATTAGGGTTCGATGTCTGAGACATCACTGTCACAGCATCCTGAAGGTCTGAGCGTTGCTTATCCTTGAGGTCTTCTGGTCGAATCGATAGTTCTACCTTGACCGTCCATGTGTTGATTCGTGCATAGTATTTTTCCCAGTCGATGAGGACGATGTTGTCTTCGCCGACAAAACCCTCACCCTCGATAAGATTGATAGCGTCCTTAGCTTCATCATCCACCACCAGAGGAGTTTTACCAACCTGCTCTGAGATATAGAGGTCCAGCGCAGTAAGTGCATATTGCCTGATAGCATTCTCTACTATTGACGTAACCTGAGCAGACGATATGTCGCGGTCTTTGACCTGACTTTGAACTGCGTCTTTGTTCTGATAAGCAGAACCATTCCCGATAGTGCCGGTTCCAGCCGCACCCATCGTCGTTAGGACTGAGTTATCCACATAACGCATAACACTATCGAATTGCTCAAGAGTGGAGTTGGATAGTTCCATTATCCTTACATCGGCATTTGGGTCAGTAGATTCCCATGTCACGCCCCTCCTGAGAGGTGTGGGAGAAGTGAACAGCCCTCGCTTAAAGACAGGAGCATCAGAGTTTAGCAACTGCATCTTTGCCGTTGATTGTAAGTAGATATTACCATAATTAGCCATAGGTGACGCGAGTAAAGCTCGTGACAAGCCAAAGGGAGATAGCTGAGCCGGGTCAATTACTAGGAATGACACACGAGGATAGCCGAATTTACTCTTGCTCTTGAAGCTCATTAACGGCTTATCAGTGTCCTGTTGCTGAGGTGAGTAAACCTCTATTGGATGATATGGACCGACTCCGTATCGCGTGATAAAGTCAAATTGATCTTCCGCCGTGGTGACACTCTTTTGCCGTGGGACAGACAAGAACTGGGAATAGTCGTAAGGCTGAGGGCCTTGTTCATAAATTTGTTTAAGTGCTGGAACATTCCAAGAAGTCTTGCTGTTCTTCTCAACATCCTTGATTAGCTGACCTAATGCAGACTTTGGTACGCGCGTTCGAACATGGTAATAGCCGCTATTCGAAGCATCGAACACTCCCGGCTCTATCACTATATCGTTGTAGTGAAGAGTCTCTAGCATTGTACTAAACTTGTTGAACATAGTACCAACGTTGGCCCTTAACCCAGCGAATCCTACAGTAAGCGCTATCTGTGCAGCCATTTGCATAGTTGACAGAGGACCGTTACCGAATGTATCAGGATTGAACACAACTTTTCTTAACAAGAATTTACCAACAATCGCGTCAACAGAACGCTCGGTTCCATTTATTTCACATGATAAGACTGGTAGGTCCTGAACTGAGTTCCTCGGTATTTCCCGGACTGAGTTAGCCAAGGTGACCGAAGCAACTTGTGGTGAGTTTTTCTGAGTGCTCAAAGCTGAGCCATCAGCTAAATTTTCAAGGTTGACAAAGTCCCTAGTTGCTCGATCTATCCAAGCTTTACCGCGACCCCATTCTTCCCTTAGTGTTGAGATTCTATTATCCATAAGCTTATTCTACCTCAAATCAGGGCTAATACCTAGACCCTGACCTTCAAATGATACAGAACGGAATATTTGGCCCGTGTTGTCAGAGTAAAGGACCGTAGCCTGTAGCTCATTGGTGACAACATCACCAAGTGGTACAGCGTATCGTTTACTCTTCTTTTGGGATAAAACAGCATCGTTCATTAGGTCAGTCTCGCCCCAGCGAAGTACAGTAGTAGGCATATGCTGATTGAAGAGATTACCCGGAGATGACCAGTTTCCAACTGAGGAGCGTACATACTCACCGTTTGTTACTACTTTCGATTTTTGCTTCATATTCCCTGTGATAGGGTCGCGCCATTTGACGATGAGCGTAACCTCACCAACGAAGTCAAGGAGGTAGAACACAGCCTGAACAATCGCGTAGTAGTAGTTATGAGCGGTATTGCCGCCGATGAGAGCGGTCGTAATCTCAACAGGGAATGGTTCGACAGTGCCATCGGCTTTCTCATCCTGAGCTACATAAGCGTTAGCCAGCCGGTAGAAGTGGTTACCTTGGGTGATGTATACAAACCCCGGGGTGCCCGGAGGAGACACAGTACCTATCCATTGAGCTTCAAGATCAAAGACGTAGAAGCATTCATTATCTCGACGGCTAGTATCATACACCACTATTTTGTTGTTGAAGGTAAATCCACCAGAAGCGACTGAAAAGAACATACGATTCGCCCATGCAGTCGCAACTGCTTGAGGGAGCATGTCAGTTCGAATAGTATCGATGTAGTTACCAACAGGCTCAGAGATACGTTCAGGAAGCAATACGTTCTGCAATGAGGCTTGGGTATTGAGCTTCATCAGACCATCAACTGTCAAGAACGCGAGCATACCCTTGTAGGTCAATGTGGCGTATGGTGATGATACACCAGCCGCACCATAGTTCTGTTCACTAGAGCCCCATACAGTAGCCGAGAATGTCCCGAGAGATACGGTGCTTTGCTCGATAATTGACTGCTTCGAGAGACCCTCGGTATTGCTGAACATAACGGTAATGCTAGGTAGACCGGTACCAGTTCGAAACCCTATGACTGATTGAGGGTAATAATTAGTCCCCTGATTCAGCACAAGTCGATAGCCACCGGCGCCTTCTGTAAAGTCAAGGGCAGAGGTATCGTTACCGCCAATGAGCACAGCATACTCGTCATCCTTGATACCATAGAGAAAGGGTCGATTCTCGATTTGAATACCATACTTAGCTTTAGGGCCCTGAGTGCTATTGGTATCTGGTGCAGTTCCCGCATTAGTAAGCTGAGTGATAGAGCCGTTGTCAAAGAAGGTAGTGGTATTGATGTCAAGGCCAAGAGCTATCGGCAGCATATCGCTATATTGAATCGTTCCACCAGCTGGGGCCGTTGCAAGATAGAGGTTCCAACTCACAGCACCTGATGGGCGCGTGTTCGGGTCAGTTACTGTTACACCCTCGGTACCAGCAGAAGCCCACTGCTCACGAATTTTGCTAACGGTATAGCTTAGGATAGGGGTAGAAGCAGTTTTACCAACTACAGAGTTATATGATATACAGTAATAGACTTTGAATGCCCCGGAATTGGTGATACCAGTCGGAGCACCGGTCGGAACACTGGCAGGACTAGCGACTAAACCAAAGTGAACTACCTCCATGTTAGTCAGGTCAACATATCCTAGATTGTCTTCCCCGTTCATAATCAAGACCTTGTCTAGCACACGCAAGAATGTCGTGATAGTATCATCAGTAGTAACAACGTTATCACCACCGCAGTCAGTCCATTCATTGTCATTGAGCAAACAATATTTTATCTTGCTATCATCAGCGGTAATGTAATATACCAAGTCATTATACAATGCAGGAAAGACTTGGTAGGCTGGACCAACAGTGTCAGGAAGCCAACGCTTCAAACCAAGACGATGAGTAGAGAGACCTTGATTGTTAACCATAGCATTTGTGCCAACAGAAAAGGCATTCGCGCGTATATTAGCCTCACCCCTCTCATCAAGCCCAGCGTCGAGACTATTAATATCAAGCGAACTAATTTTTGCTTGAGGTACTTTTGGATAGTTGCTGTTTGGTTGCATTAGGCATATCCTACATAACCGAAGCTTTCTCTGTCTTGGTCATAAGCGTCGGCTGAAGCATTATTTTCTACAATACAGTCTGCCACCAATCTATCGAATTTGACTGAATAGCTAGGAGTTAGGCCGCCCTTTACAGTGTCAGGCAAAATCTGGTTCTTGATGACACCGAGTACATAAACCTGCCTAATGTCAGGATATTCATCTAGAATATCGAGAAGGCTCACATCATCGTGAGTTAGCTTCGGTATAAACGCAATAGTGTCGGCCACTACGCTCCCGCCAACCTCTGCATCTGTCAATGAACGAGAGAAGATTAGGTTACGCTGTATTACAGTAGCTCGATCACGTACTCCACCCGGGTCAGATGGGTCATTTGTCTGATTAGGATTGACGAGGTCAAATGATGAAACAACAGTAGAATCTTGACGGATAGTAACGTCTCTGAAAGGACTGACAACAAGTTTACGAACATCACTCGGCAGTTCGTAGGATATAGTCGTGCCATTGGGAACTGTTCCCAATACGGCATCATTTTCTCGTACAAAGTTCCAATCAGCTTTTTTCTCAATCTCAGGAGTTAACTGGTTGACCCACTCTATGGTCCTGTCGAGAAACGCAGTCAACTCTGCATCAGTAACATCGTTTTCCTGACCATACCTAGCAAGGTAGATTGATTGTGCCAGTTCTTCTATTCGTTGGTCGTTAGTCATAGTACCCTCATTATATCTGTATTCCCTTTTTTACGCTAATGCTTCTTCCAGTAGGTACAACAGCGGCCGGAGCTTGTAAATCAGCAATTGGTTTGAATGTCGGACCAACACTATCATATTTGGCCCCGTCGTTAACACCAACAAGAGATTCTGGCATAGAAGCGAAAGCAAACTTGCCGCTACCGCCACGCCCACCACGACCGCCTCGGCCACCACCGGCATTAAATTTTAGACTATACTTAGGCTTATCAGTGAACTTATTATCTGATACCCCAGCCTTAGTTCTAGCCTCATCATACTTGAATAACAGATTTGCTTTTTCGGGGTCATAATCTTCACTATCAGGATCGAACATCTTCTTAAAGTCAGATTGACTGATTTGGTCATATAAAGCTTTTAAGTCGCTTGAAGCGCCTAGCTGTTCATTGACTTGGGCTTCCACCATTTCATACCGAGCACCAGATTTATTTTGGAGGTCGTTGTCATCAGCTGTAAGAGTACCACCAGCATCGAGATTATTGTAGGCAGCAGTGTAATAAGTAGAAGCGTTAGCATTGTCATCTAGCCATGCCTTGCGTTTTTCCTGAGATTGTAACTTATATTCGATGAGTGCCGTACGGTCAACATCACTTAAATCGGGACTAATGTCCTTAGTTCTAGTGCCAAGCAAAGCATCGTGTAGCATAGCGGCCTTTGTCTCATCATCAGCACTACTATAGATGTCACCGGCCATTAATAGTCTCGCATCATCCTGAGATGCAGTATTGGTAACATCCCTCGCTGGCATAACTTCGAAGTCGCCTTGAGACAACCTGCTTATCTCAGCTTCCAGCTTGTCAGCTTCACCCTTAGTATCGCTGGAACCATCGCCGACAGTAAGGGCAGAAGACCCTAGACTCAACTGAGTGTTATTAGCGATGGGGTTACCAAGGTTGTCCGTTTTCACCTCAAGTGATTGTCGGGTGAATGGGTTACGCGCGGTGACTACATCGAGCACTCCACCGCTAGTGTCCCTCTTGTAAGGGTCGGCAGCGTTAGCGATGTTGTTTTGAAGGCCAGAGGCAGGGTTAACGTTGCTAATAGCAAAACCGAGCATATTCATCAGACTCTTTGAAGCAGCCTTCTTCTCGTATTCACTACCGTTGATTAATTTATCAACATCACCAACATGCTGGATAATAGCATCAGCACCGAGATTCTCATTAAATTGCTTGACGATACCAGCGACGGCAGATGTAACAGCTTGAGCTGGGTCAGTACCATTTTTGACAGCATCAGCCACTACGGCCGGTATAACCATAGGCAAGGCAAGGACGCCGACAATACGACCCGGCTGGGCGTAAACAGTCTTGCCATCAATTTCAAAAGAAAAACTTTCTGGCTGTATTCCCTCTGATTCCCAACGCGCACGCTCATTAGGGTCAGAAGGATATTCACCAGTCCAGTGACCAGTTGAACCGAGGAGTGTACCTGCACCCATGACCCCTCCTGCTAATACGCCATCGATTATAGAACGAGAGACCATCATTTCACCAATAGCTTTAGCATTAGGAGAATCACTAGCTGCCAGCTTCATTCCCCTACGGATGTTCGGAATGCCGAGCGCGAGTGCGTTCAGTTGCTTCGCAGCAATCCTACTCGTAGCGGCAGCAAATCCGGTAATAGACGGCATAATCAAGTCGTTTATCTCTTGTTTGACACGGTCAGGCAATGGGGTTTTATCAAGTGCATTCTTGGTAAGATTGTCTACTTTAGAGAAAAACTCGCTAGCCTTACCACCCTTCTGACCAGTAGATGTCAACGTCTGAGGCATACCAATGTAACCAGAATAAGTATTGCTCATGTTCCTGTAGATATCGAGATACTCGGGACTATTGATGTTATTTATAAGGTATGATTCCAACTCAGCAGCAGTTGTTAGACCCTCAGCTCGGCCCTTACCAATGATAGCTAGGTTAGTGGCTTTGACCGCGTTAGTGGATAGATCACCGAGTGATGTTAAGTAGGTGCCGGCTGAACGATATGCTGCGTCTGCTTTCGCGAGTGCCTTAGTAACTGGGTTACGAGCAGTTGCGCCAGCAAGCCTTACATTAGTCTTGAAATTACGATTTTGTTGTTTGATGAGTGTACCCTTGGCATACTTATTAGCGAGACGAGTAGCTGCAAAATCAGTGGCAACTCCCGGCTGGCTAGAGCCAGTGATCTTGTTTGATATCTTATTTACTAGTGGTAGAGCGATGTCACCAAAGTTTACTACCGCCTTTTGAGACTGATCGAATAGACGGTTAACAACGTTACTGAACATGTTAGTTCGAACAGTAGATTGCATATAAGCACGCCGCTCAGAAATCATGTTAGCGATAGCGTCTCGTGCCTCTACAGTGTCTTTAGGCAACCTCTCGGCCATTCTCACGAGTGCATCATCGATTGCTTTATCACCAGTAGCAATAGCCTTATCGATACCAGCAGCGTCACCGGCATCAGCCGCTCGAATAGCGTCATCCTGAGCAGCGATATAAGGCTTTAAGTCCTCTTTGAAAGCAGCCTTGACGTCCTCGGGAACCTTAATACCAGTTTCGACGAATGTTTCATTGCCGAGCGCATCTTTTACAATCTTGTTTTCAACCGAATCCACGAGAATGTCAGTAACAGCCTCGGGAGCATTAGAGTAGCGACGAATAGCTTGGCGATATGGAGTAGTGCTTAAATCAAGCTCATTATCGCGAAGTCCACCTCCGCGGTCACGTTTTATTTCGTTTACGAGCTCCTGAGTAAATTCAGTGTCAGAAGCCTGACGAGGTGAGTAGAATTGGCCGACCTCACCTTCACCGATAAGGGAAGGGTCGACACGCTGACGGAGCAAGCTGAGCTCATCGGCTGCCTTACGGGCAACGTCAAATTGCTCCTTAGTTAGACCAGCATCTTTATAGCTCTTCAGACCCCTTGACCAAGCTGCTTGGATTTTCTTATTAATCTCTTCCCAAGTAGAACCAGTCCGTTGAGCAGCAGCTTCAATAGCGTCACCAACACGATTAGACAAAACCTGAGCATCTACATCATTAGTAAGCTTGCCCTCAGATACTGTTTTACGAGCAATAGTGCCAAGCTCATCAACACTGGCATTAGTAGGCACATCCTTGGCAGCAGCCTTCGACACATCAGCGGCAACAGCAGCTTGGTCAATAGCTGTTGGTTGAGTGATTACCTCTTCAGATTTGATATCCAAAGGTGTCTTTGTATCAGTAACTGTTGGGGTTGGTTCGGCTACGAGAGCCGCATTAGGAACTATCGGTTCAACAGGAGTCTGTCGCGCGGTATCGAGACCAGCCTGATTGGTCCAAGTATTTTTACCTGACTCGTCACGGAGTAAGTATTTAGTATCGCCTTCCGTTTTTAAACTGTCGATAACTTCATGCGGACGCTGGTTAAAGCTGACTACTTCATTTTTCGGAGCAGGTACAGATGGCCTGTTGGGGCTTGTGATAGCTGGTGGTTGCATCTTAGTTTTAGCGGCCATTATAGGGCTGTTTGGATCAGGCAGTTTTTCTATCCTCGCTGGCACGTCTATTTTGAAAGCCTCAGGGTCACCGACAATTGGTTTTGGTAGCACCTCATCTGCGTTCTTAAGTGCATCCTCGGCACTACGCTCTACACTCTTAACGACCGGTGTCCTACCAGCTACATCACGAGTAAGTCGACCGAGGCCAGCAGCAACAGCCTCTAAGCCTATCTGGCTACCAGCACCAAGTAAAAAGTTAGGGGCGAATTGTTGTAACGCTTCGTTTAAGTCACCAGTCTGACCATAGGTATCAGCAGTAGCCTGAGTTCCTTCGAGACCACCATATAGGGTAGCTTCTTTGGCTACTACAGGTATAAGTGAGCGCATAGGGCTTGCTACTGTTGCAGTTGTGCTTAGAGTTCTAGCTGGATTTATAAGCATAGTGGTAGTACCGGCTACATCAAGACCTCTGCCACCAACAGCAGCGAAGTCCTGAGCAGTACCTTGTCCGCGCGCGATGCGAGCGGCCGACTCATCAACATCACGGTTACCAAGGAGCGGATTGCCACTAATATCCTCAGTTTTATTTATCATCCCGCGAATAGCTTCACTTGTAGCCAAGCTCTTACGCAAGTTCTCTTCACGACGTTTTTCACTAATGAAAGGGTTGCTACGAATACCAAAATCGGTCAACACACCACCACCCTGAAGAGCGGTGTCGACAACACGGCCAGCTCCCTGTTGAAGACCAGCAACCAGCTTTTCTAAGAATGGGCGGTCATCTTTGTTTTTTTCCTTCGGCTGGGGCTTGGTAACCGTCTTAGGAGTTAGGTCAAGCTGAGGATTATATTTCTGACTAGATAAGTTAAGGTCAAGAATGCCCTTTGGTTTTGCGGCCACAGGAGCGACCTTAACTGGCGAAGCCTCCTTCACCTTTAGTTTTACACCAGAGGCCTTTTTGGAGTCCTCCTCTTTTTTCTTTTGGTTAACACCCCCTAGTTGAGGTAGTTCAAAGCTCTGCCTAGATTGTTCAGGGACAAAAGAACCGGGCATTTGAATAGACCCACCACTTGATGTCGCAGGTCGACTTGGTTGAGACTGTCGCTGAGCAACTATTTGTCGACGACGCTCATCATCATCTTTTTTCTTCTGAGAGCCACCGAAAAAACCACCAAAAAAGTTGCCTACATCGCCAAGGAACTTACCAAAGTCCACGGCAGACCCCCTACGCTACACCAGCTAGTTGTTCTTTTTTCTTGCCGTTGCTAAATATTGGAGAATTGATAGGAGTTGAGCTTTTTCCACTCGTATCGACTTCAAGATTCTGAGTACCAGCTAGATACTCTTGCAAAGCACCCGGTGAATATAGACTAGAAGATTTTGCATAAGGAGCCACAGTTGCTCGAGTAGTTGCTGCGATTGGAGCTGATAAAGCAGAAGCTTTAGAAGCATAGTCCATCCCCTCAGACGCATCAGGGCCATAGAGGCCAGCAAGTTCCTTATAGATACTCTGACGAGAGTTCAATACATCGGCCTTATTATTCTGCATTTCGTTACTGAGTGTAGCCTCAGCGTCTTGTCGACGTTGTCGCTGCTCACGTTCTGCGGCTGACCAAGAAGTAGTCAAGTTGTCAGCATTAACATCAAAGTTTTGGCGAGAAGCACCAGTATCTTCATTAGCTGCAAGACCGACAAGGCGGCGGACAATGTCAACGCCAGAGCCACCAAGCGCACCTAGACTAGACAATACACCGCGAAGACCACTAGAGGCATTGGCAGCATTTAGTAAAGCGCGTTGGTTGTTGGTAGTGAATGACTGCTCGTTTTGGTCAACATTCTTGTCATAAGCGCCTCTATCGAGCTGATCCTGCTCGTCATAGCCCTTAATAGCGCGAGAATACTCAGAGCGAGATTGACTGTTCCTGTTAGAAAGAACGTCGTCTAGGGTAGCGAGTGCTGAGAGCAATGGATCAATTTGAGCGCGAGTCGGTCCGACTGGGGCACTGACTACTGCACCTTGGGGTACAACGGCCGAGCCACCACCACCTGCTTGTATGCCGTCTTGGGTTAAGTTGACATCACGGCTCGAAGAACCAGAGGTGCCAGCTGATTTAATTTTTCCGGTACTCGTGTCAAAGTATAGTGCGTCCATTTTTTTGCTCCCTAGATTATGCACTATTAGAATAACACAAGCAATAAGTAAAATGCCAGAGAAAAAGCTAAATAATATTCGAAAGTTCATCTTTCACCTCATTCCAGTTCTCAGGATAGACGGCCCTAGAATAGAACATCTTGTTTAATTTCTCAATCGTTGGCTTTTGCAACGGTCGGAACTTAGCCTTTGCATTCGCCTTACATTCTAGCGCAATCCACCCCCCACCGTCAATGAGTGCGAGTATATCTGGCATACCATCAGGAATACCTGCCGTGGGGCTAAGCACAAGCACAAAGCACCCTTTTTGCTTGAGCCACAGTTTCACCTTAGATTGAAAATTCGATTCGGCCATTTACATATTTTCCCTTCTTTTTATGACGATCCAGTCGTCGTTTTTTTATAGTACCGGTGCTCGTGCCTACGTGATAGCTATGGCAGTTGAGGCAACTGTACGGATGAGTACGAGAACCATCCTTGAATCTGTTGAGCCCACGCGAAGCTTTCTGCGCGGCCCAATAACTTTTATATCGCCGCTTCCCAAAACACTGAGCAGCACTGTTACCAGTTCCGTTTCGGCTTGGCACTATCACCCCCTTTCACCGGCGAAATGACTGTTTCACGACGTACCCTCAGAATGACCCCAGCTATCTCACCCTTCAGATACCCTGTAAGGTCTTCGAGTAGTCTATCCTGATAACGAATCATCACTTCGTTGACATGGTATTTTATCAAAGGGATGGCCTCATCGATAAATTGATCAACAGTATCGGTCCTATTGTGATACAAAAACTTCAAATCAACTTCTAACTCATCCTCATCGAGCGCTTCAATTTGCTTGATAACTTTTTTAGATTTTTCCATTAAGAACTCCAAATCCTAAAACCATATGCTCTTATTATAGATATGTCAACAGCGTCCATTACCTATGCCCTTTCTTGTTAGTTTGTTCAAGCCGAGCTACCCACGAATTAGTAGTATCTTCAGCCAGCAATTGATAAACACCATCATCATTTTTCACTGCACCAGCCGGCGCAATAAGGTCAAACCGAGTTATGTATACATCGTCACCCAACACCTTAAACTTGTCCGCGACTTTACCATCAATCTGGTCGAACACTTCAAAGACCGCGTTGACACGCCCAGTATGGACTAGCCGCATCAGACCAGCCACAATAACCGACTTCACCATAGGGTCTCCGAGAGTATAGTCAGCTTTGTCTATCGCTTCAGCAGACCGGAGTATGTCGTCTACTATCGTCTTCGGAGAATGCAACATCTTCTCAAGTACCGCGCGTAGCGAGCCAGTCGGGAGCTCCTCCTCTGTTGAACGAAGCTCATCAACGTCGGCCGGAGCTGCGTCAGGTAAGTCCATCACCTGTGGTACAGCGATTTCAGTATTCGGGTCATCAGGTAATGCCACAAAGTCAGTATCGACCACCGTTGCTGTCGCTTTCGGGAACAGGTAATAGAACTTCGGGTATTCCACCTCAATCTCAAGGGCGACCTTACCGTCTAGTCGGTCGAGGGCTGTTTGGATAGCACGAAGAGTTCCGCCTCTACAAGCACGGATTATGCCTGTCACCACTGAGTCAAAGTTCGTGGCATCCAACGACTGCTCCATCTCACAAAATTGAGACCAGCGCATATCGATAATGTCTCTAAAAGCATCGGTAAGAGGACTACTCATAGCTTCACTATCCTCACGAAGTATGTCTTCCCTCGCGTCTTGATCAAACGTGAACCGGGCTTCAGTTCAAGTGTTACACTACTCATCGCTCTCCTCCTTTTCGCGCCAATGCTCCTCATTAATATGCCGAGTCAAAGCCCCCTGAGAATAGAGCACCAACCAGCAGTACGGGCACTCAACAGCCTGATGGAAATTACCATTCACGACTCAACCTCGGAGCTGGTGATTCGGCAGGAGTCACATCAGTAGTCGGAACGGTCTCGCCAGTATCGCGCAGACCGTACCCATTATCAAGCCAGACTAATGACTCCTCATACACATCCATAAACTGATAACGATACGTCGGTTTGCCGCCATTGACGCGCATAGACTTGCGAGTAGCACCGGCCTCATTGGTCATAACCCGCTTCAGTGTAGTAACACCGAGTGGTATCAGACCATGATTGCCGCACCAGACCTCATAGTTCATCTTCAGCATGGCATAGTTGAAAAAGCCCACCACACCAGATTCTCTCAGATGATGGTAAAACGCCTCAACTGAGTTAACCTCACCATCGTAAGCCTCTTTAGCCTTGATAGTTTGGTCAGACCACTTGTAGCGATAGCCGTTGGCCTTAATGACGAGAGTCGTCTCCAAAATATGTGTCAATAACCCACCAAGAAACTCAGCTGTAAACGTACGGTCCTCGAATCCCGGATCGTCGTCAAAACGAGCTGGAAATGGCAAAATAAGCGTGCGACGGCGCGCACCACGGGTCTTGTCGCTAAAAACTGGTATGTTGTTAGCGTTGAAAATAGTGTGAAAATTAGTGAAAACCTCAACAGTATCTTGCGAATGGAACTTGTGAATAGTAAATGGCTCATGTGTACCAATGGCTTTATAACGCTCAGTGTCCTCAACGCGCGACTCGCTCGATTCGCGGCAGATATTGCCGAGCACGCCGTTAAGTCGCGGGGTATCTCGTCCATCCTCAATCGCTGAGGTCGTCATACTCGTAAAATATTTCCCGATAATCCGATAAAGCGCGTTAATTAACGCTGATTTACCATTCGAGCCGCTACCCACAAACCAAACCACGCCAGTCGGCTTGCGGTGCATGAAAAGAGGCGCCATACCCTGTAAATAGTCACGGGCCAGAGCCTCATCACCTGCGGCAAGCTCCACAAGGAACTGGAACGCAGCTTTGTACCCCTTCGAGCCACTCGGCTGCGGAGCAAGGTCAGTCGAATACACCCACTCAAGCACCTCGTCGTCGAATCTCAACTCTTTCGAGTCCCAAATGCGGTCACGAAAGGCGATATATTGCTCCAAATCCTCTCGTTCCGGCGCAGTCACCCGCACCGCGTGCAACAGGTCGTCGATAGAAGTCTTGCTAATGCCCTTAAACCGAGAATAGGCCAAACGCGCAAAATCGTCACCCCGAATGGGCACATAACCATGCGTCTCAGGCGTGCGCATGAGCCCAGCCCCCTTAAAAGTGATAAATTGCAGCTCCTTATCCTCTAGTAATGCCGTTATTCGCGCTAATTTCACTTCCTCAGCTTTTGACATACAATTCCCCTAAACCGTAGCCCGCGTTATGGCGCTCGGCGCCGGTTGATATGATGGACGATGGACGAACTGACCGCCAATGTCAAGTATTCGACAGGCAACGACGCACTTCGCGAACTCGTTAATATTCAGTCGCTGGCTCACATAAAGCGGGTCGATAGTGTACTCACAGTAGCTCTGATATAGGTCCTGAATAGTCAAATAACCGTCCTCTTTCGAAGCGGTAGTGCCATAGGTCTGCTCAAACCACCGCAAAAGGACGGCAAGAGTCTCGGGGTTCTTATACGCAGCATAGTTAATTTTGGGCATACCCCAATAATACCAGCATATATGCGTTAGCGCTACGCTACTGCTGGCGAAATTCAGACCGTCTCGGCACTAGGTTGTGGAAAACTCGGGACATATTCTCGCGCGGCAATCCGCACCAATAACCGAGTCAACTCAGCCTCAATTCGAACCCGGTCCTCGTGGCTAAGAGTACCCTTAATAGCCTGTATCTCAGCTATCCGGCTCTCCTCACTCATTCCCAAAATCCACATCCAAAGCGTCGTCGACAGCCACGAGCTTCTCAACCAAATACATAATAGCCAATTCCCCCATGCACCTCACAAGGTGAAATGGTCCCCGCAAATACCTATCCTGTTCCATAAAGCGACCCTCCTCGGTTAAAAAGCCTCCAATTTTACGCCTAGAGGCCAACGGCGAGATGCTGGATCACCCCCTACGTCGAGCGATTTCTCGCTTGGTGGTTTTCGACCGCTTGCGGTCACGCTTCGGTCGTCCGTGGAATGAACGGTCGTCGCGCTTGATACGCTGCTTGGCCATAACTCCTCCTGTGTGCTCAAACCACTCAGGGCATCCTACCCGCTGAAAACGCTTCAGCTAATTAAATAATAGCACGGGTTCCCCAATAATCAAGCAACGGGCGTGAGCCTCCAACATCATAATTTATGTGTTTTGTCAATACACTGATTTTTTTGTTATTTAATGGGGTGGGACGTGTTATAGCATGTCTTAGGTCTGAATTTGTAGCCCCCCCTAGTTCTATGTGCATGGGGGGTACTGGGGGTACTGGGTGGCGTGGTGTGGCGTGCGTGCAAGCAATAAAAACAATAAACATATTATAACATAAATGAACCCTACTTTAGACATGCCCAAAAATGTGGCACTTATTTTTTGACATTGTATATATATATAGTATATATGCGGTTACATCACACATTGTAGAAATATAAGTGCCACAAATCCAATAACGGGGGTAAAATGTGTAGTAAAGTATCTCCCTCGCAAGTGCTACATTTTGCAAATAAAGAACAATAGTATATAACATATAACACCCATATCATTTGTAGCACTTACGATCCCCCAACTTGACTACAAAGACAACTACACAAAAATAGTATATAATATACCACTTTGTTCCACTTTTGTTCGTGTGTATTTTACTACACAATATACCTTGAAACTATTGTAATTAGTTAATAACTAATATATACTAAGTACAGGTAAGAAGAACAGAGCAACCATGCAAGCTATTGAATTACGGGCAACTCTGGCGAGTGATGGGCGGGTCCGATTCCCGCCAAGCCCCCAAATAACATAAGCAAGTAACCTCAAGAAAGAGAGTAAAACAGCTATGACAACAACCGACAAAATTATACTATCACTGGTACTGGGTGGCCTCATGCTCGCCGTACCATTATCAATAAGCACTGGCGCTACGCTACTTAGTGAGTGCCACGTCACGACGGAGTGCTAGTATGCGATATAAAGACTTAGGCATGCGCCTTGCAAGTAGCAAACAGCTCGGACAGTATGTCCTAACAGGTACAAAAGAAACCGTGACAGCGTACATTATACGAAGTTTCGACGGCTTAAACCCTGATGAAATGGATTATGTTGGTTCTGTCGCAAACGATGGCGATATGACATGGGACAAAGCGTACGACATTTTAATCGGCGCACCCACTGAAAAACCTGACTTTACAAGGGCGATACGATAATGACAGCCCACAATGCACCCAAAGGCATATTAAAAAAGCCTATGCGCTTAGTACGCCGCAAACGATCAATTATTAAACTTGGTATAAACCAGAAACGAGTACTGATATGAAATATTCTATTGAATCAAGCACACTTAAAAATGAGCTTGCAACAAGAATTAACGAGGTTGAAGCAGAGCTAGAGGCACTTGAAAAAGTAACTATAAACACGAATCACAAGACACTGACTAATCGAACCGTTGAAAATGGGCGGATAGGTGATTATATCGGAATTGGTAAAGCATTATTCGTTTCATATAAGAGTTATAACCGCTATATGTCAACTGACATTACCGCTTATACTTACGAAGATGAGAATGGGCAAGAGCTTGGCACTAATGGAATAATGCGAATCAGCCGCACAATGACACCTCTTGAATTACATACAGCCCTCGATAAAGTAATTGAAGGCCGCAAAGAGTCACTAAAGAAATTGAAGCTAGATCTTGTCAATGCCGATAGAATTGTAAAAAAGTATAACAAACTAGCTACCCAAATGAATGAACTTACTGAGGGTCTAACCTGGGCTACTCGAGCAGTATTAAAAAAGTAACTTAACCATCAGCGGGTACTCGCAGGACCAGCGTAGTATTAAACGACAGGCCAGAATGCGCCCGCTGGGCATACCTAAAAGGAGACATCTATTTATGAAAACATTACTCACATTACTGGCGATGGTAGCCGTCACGACTTTAGCCACGCTTGTACTGTTTCTAGCCGTTGTCGGTTCGGCCTTTTTACTCGGAGTCGATCGACAGCCGGTATCAACCGAACATTGCCCGCGCGTGGTGCGCTACGAAGATGGCTCACTGGTCTGCATAGTACCTATGCAAGCCGAGGACGATAATTTAATGATAGTGAGAGGAGAATAAAATGTCAGTATCACTACTTGAAGTAATTGAACACGGCGGGTATGACCTTGAAATAGTCGAGGACGCTCAGTGGCTTGTATCGAAACAGGCTGAATTTGAAGAACTCATCGAAAAGGCCGAAGCACTAATCGAGGAGGAGGGCGAAGATGTTTGACCAAGTCGACCACTACGAATTCATGGAAATGTTGAGCGAGCCGGTTAAAATGAGCTGGCCGCCAGAAATGGACGAAGACGATCTCATGGATATGGAACAACGAATGGAAGAAGCCGATCGAATCCGCGACGGCCTAAGAGAGGACGGTTGCCCTGTATGAAAATTATTGACCTAAGCATAACCGAGTATTTTGTGCCGGTAGTCACTGGCTACAAAAAAGTTCAGTTGGTAAACGTAAAGGAGTTTTTGCCATTATGATAACGAATATGATTAAATTAGCGCAAGAAACCGACATTAAAATTTACGGCGCAGTTCGCGCAGAATTGGAGAACGTATAATGAAGCCGACAGTATTTGAATTACTATTTGTCGCAATACTAGCTGTAATAACGCTTGGAGTTGTCGCAATGGCACTTCAAGCTGATAAGCCAGTCGTAAGTAGCGAGAGCCGACCATACCTATGTCTTGTGCCATACCACCCTGATTACTGCAAAGCTCACCAAGCTCAGATGTACCGCGAACAAGCTATGAGGGCACGATAATATGGCGTTGGTATTTACTAAAAAAGAGGTTACTCAGCTCTTGTCTGAAATGGTACAGAAAGAATTGGATAAAGCATTCGATGAAGAACTAGCGAAAGCTGCTGATCGAGTGAAAGAACGTCGTGACGAAATTGTTGCTCGTGCTGCTTTGAAAATCTCACGATATTACCGTATTGAAACCAATCAAAATAACATCGTCATTACAGTCGAAGACAAGCAACGCTGATGATTAAACTCTATTTTGATAGTATTGTGGTACAATAATACCATGATAAAGGATAACGCAAAAAGACGACACGAGCTAGCACATTCATATAATACGATGATGCAGCGATGCTATAACGAGAATAATCCTCAGTATAAAGATTACGGTGGACGCGGTATCAAAGTGTGTGAACGGTGGTTGGTAAATCAGAAAAATGCTCAGGGTTTTTGGAACTTTGTAGCTGACATGGGCACTAAGCCAAAAAATACTACACTCGATCGTAAGGATAATAATGAGGGTTATACACCAGAGAATTGCCACTGGTCTACTCGATCACAACAGCAAAGAAACAGGAGGAACAATATAGTGATTACACATAATGGGGAAACAATGGTAGCTGAAGATTGGGCTAAAAAACTTGGCATTCATAAATCAACTCTATTGTTTCGATACCATAAAGGATTACCTGTTGAAGTTGTCTTGTCTACACAAAACTACAGAGGCAAATCGTTGTGAGCATATCTCTTTATCCCTACCAGACTAAATACCTCGATAATCTACCTAAGAACATCATCATGGCTGCTGACGTTGGACTTGGTAAAACTATTATGGCTTTGGAGCATGCACGACGATACGGAGTCAAAAAACTTGTAGTAGTAGCTCCGGCCAGCAAATGCAGGACCGGCGACTGGCAACGAGAAATTCATAGTTTCTTTCCACAGCGAGATCAAGCTCCTGACTTTGAAATGCAATTACCAACTTTTGAGGTTATCAGCTACGAAATGTTCACTAAAAAGTGGAAAGAGCTAATGGACGATGCCACGACGCTTATCGTAGACGAAAGCCACATGGCTTGTAACGCTACGACGAAGCGCGGCAAGGCAATACTAATTGCAGCTCGCATGGCTCATCAATGGATAATGCTCTCAGCTACACCACTGCCTAATGGTTGGCGTTCCGGCGAAACTTATGCGGTACTCACCGGCCTTGTGCGAAACAAGACTGAGTTTGTAAACCGCTTCGTGATAATTGACCGAAGCCGTGGCTTCCCTCTATTTCTTGGTTATCGTGAGAAAAGTGTGCTGGATAGCTGGTGGGGCCATGTGGCTAAACCACTGCCGCGAACAGGTGACTTGATATTACCGAGTCAAAATATACCTGTTACACCGGCGATGGCTCCAAAAACAGCCAAGGCGTATGAGCGAGCTATGAAGCACCGACTCTACCGAATAGGGGATGAAGACGAGTTGCTTGACAGCCCAAGTAAACTATTTGTCACACTTCGGCAGATACCAAATGAAACTCGCGTCGATGCTTTACATAGTATAGTAGATTCAACTGATGAGCATATCGTAGTGTTCTACAACTTCAATAGTGAGCGCGACGCTATGCTTGAAATGCTACATAAATCATTTAAGGGAAGGAAACTATATGAGCAATCAGGACACCAATCCAAATTACCCAATCGTGATAAATGGGAGTCCCTTAAGCCAAGCGTTACCTTGGTACAGTATCAGTCCGGCTCACAAGCGATTGAACTTACCTATGCGTCAGTTACAGTCTATCTATCACCTTGCACGAGTTACGCTAATTATGAGCAATCTAAAGGGCGTACACGTCGTAATGGTCAACGGAAGACCACGCTATTCTATCATATCGCGGCCGAAGGATCACTCGACAAGCATATATGGGGACTGATAAAAAAGAAGCAAGACTTTTCCACAGCTATGTTTAATAAACTACTTGACAATTAACAACTGATGACATATAATAGGAAGTGAGGTACATTATGACTAAAAAAATTAAAGTGACGGGTAGTTCCGAGCCAGACAAAGTTTCTGTTCGCCGTCGTAATCCACAGGGAAGTGAAGTCGAATCAGTATCGGCTTCAATCCCGAAAGAACTATCGCAAAAAATTAATGGTATTGTTGTAAAAGACGGGCCATCACGTAGCTTGGTTATAAGCGAGCTCATAGCTGATGGCTTTAGATATCGAGACGCATTAGCGACTCAGAAAGGGGCGTAGTAACAGAAATGGCACGTTTAGTATTTATTTTAGGCGATTCTGGTAGCGGTAAGTCAACTAGTCTCCGTAACTTGACCGATAAAGATGTCAACGTTATCTCTGTCACCGGTAAAGAGTTGCCGTTCAAGACCAACATTGAAGTGTATCACCCGCGCACTTATGAGCATGTCATTCTCGCAGTCGAGAAGGCTAATAAACCTATCGTGGTGATCGATGACGCTAACTATCTTATGAGTAATTTCGAGTTTTCTACCATCAATGAACAAGGTTATGGTAAGTTCGCTCGCAATGCACTTGGCATGGTCAATGTGTTCAATGCTATCGTGAACAAAGAAAGCAGCCAGACATTCTACGTGATGGCTCACGTTGAACAGAATGAAGAGGGTCACTTACGCTTCAAAACTACAGGGAAGATGGTTTCCGAGAAGTACAATCCGGCCGGTGTTACCAATATAGTGCTGGAAGCACTCTATGATGACCAATCTGAAGCTTTCGTCTTCAGGACAAAAGCAGATGGCCGCGGGGTCAAATCGCCTCTTGGTATGTTCGACACTCAATTCGTCCCAAACGATTTGAAAGCGATAGATAAAACAATCCGTGAGTTTTACGGGGAAGGAAGTAAAAAGTAATGCGTGATGATGAATATTCATTTCTTTATGATGGGACACGACGTCATAGCTTTTTTGACCCATTGTACCCATTGCGTATTAAACAAGTTAACGAGCCCGGTCACTCAATACCGATTGAGCCAGATAATAGCCGTACTGGTAATCTAACTGGTGAAGTTGAGTTGATTGCTCGAACCGCATACCGTCTTGGTCATGCTGAGGAACGAGCTGACAACGCAGTTGCTGCTATGCGTAGTGAAAGTAATCGTGCTGACGATTTCGAAAAGAAAAACGAAGGCTTACGTATTGATTTAGCAGATCAGAAGAGTCGGTACGCTCGTCTCGACAAAGCTGATGATGAAAAACTTGTTAAGATTAAACGATTGGAAAATCGTATTAAAAGGCTCACGCCTAAGAAAGAAGGTAAAAAGTAATGGCTAAAGTACAACCACTAGAGGACAAAGATTTTGAACCGCGAAACACTGATTATCTCAGGCCCGGTGTACATGAGGTTTTCATCAAGAGCGCTAAGCGCGGTCAACTCGATAACGAAAAGAAGACTGAGTATGTCGAACTAGGTGTCGAGGGTGAAGATGGGTCAGGGACAGTCACTATGTTTATTAGTGAGAAGGCCGCCCCGTATACACTCGCGCGATTGGCGCAGGTCGCTGTTCATAATGAAGCATCCGATGAAGCCAAGCAAAAGGTTCGGGATAGGTTCAAGAAGATTAACGACACTGATAAAATTGACCAAGCTTTCCTTGATCTATTCGTCGACATGCAGTGCTGGGTTCTAACTGAAGAAGATACTAGCGGCAAGCAAAAGCCAAATGGTGGCTTCTACCTACGCAATAATCTGTACAGCTACGAGCCTAAGCCCCGCCAAGTGACCGCTGCTGATATGACAACTACTAATATGATTGACGGCGGTACTCCTGAAGATACCGACGAGGTCCCCTTTAAGTAGGTTGCTATGAAGATTGATACTGTTACTGTAGCGAAGGGGTTTGACTACTCTGATGCTCCACAAAGGAGCCCTGAGTGGATTGCTATTCGCGCACCACGGCTCGGAGCAAGTGAAGTCGGCAAATATATGGCTAAGGGTGCAAAAGGCCAATACTTAGTTGGCCGCAAAGAAGTTGAAAAGAAAATTGCTTATGCAAAAGCTTTCGGTGTGCCATTTGAAGGCTTCGTCACCGGAGCAATGCAAGCTGGTATTGATAACGAGGAGTTTCTTCTTAATCAATACGCAGAACACGAGAAGGTTGAGATCAAGTCAGTTGGTTGTGCGTACAATTCTTGGTTCGTTGCGTCACCAGACAGTAGGATTATCGGGCTAAATGGTGGAGTTGAGGCGAAGTGGCTTTACGACAATGAGTTTGCAGAGCTATTGTTGACTGGATTCCCTAAAGATTTGCACTACGACCAAATGCAGGGACAGATGTGGGCCTTTGACTGGGACTTTGTCGATTACGTTGCCGGTAATGGCAACACGAGCAGCTGCTACATACTTCGTGTGAAACGTAACCAAGCGCGTATCGACGAGATTATGGCTGAGGGCGAATCAGTACTGGCTATCGAGCCAATGAGTACGGACAATGTGTTCAAGTTTACTGAACAACCTCTTGTTCTTAATACAGATGAAGGAGAAAAACCATGGTAGAATTTGAGCTTACTTGGAACGATAAAGTTAAGGCAACTGATGAACGCATTGTCACCGACCCTAAAACTGGCGACCATTCCTACAGGTTCAAGACAAAAACTATGCAGGACGCGCGAAAAGTTGTGGCTACTTTCATGCGTATATTGCCGGAACATAATTTTAGAAATCATAGACTAAAGGAGGTCAAAAAATGATTGATCAAATAGCAAACGAACTAGTGATTGCTAGTGTATTGGAAAAGACTAACCAAGTATCGCTTCTAGCTGAAAAGCTCGGGTATCAACCTATATTGGTCTTGGTCGCTTTAGCTCGTGGTGAAAAGTCTGGTAAGTTCATTTATGTAAAGAAGAAGGGGATTATCAAGGTCGATTCTGACGTTAAGGTCGACAACTTGTTTGTTACTTCCGGCGTATCAGAAATTCGAGATATCATCGAAGAGTTTATCGCAACCCAAAATCAAAATGAAGTCGACATCTCATTCGATGAGCTGCGGACATTCATACCAATGCTACCAGAGTTACATCTAAGAATTGCTCTTTACACCAGTAAGCTGCTCGGTAATTACAAAGTGGCTGACCCTAAAGATAAAGAAAGCGTTTACACCTTTTACTCATTGAAAGAAAACGTCTCTAAGCGCTGGGGTGAAAAACAATTCGATGAGAAGCAATCTATCGTAGCAAAGCGCAAACGCGCGTCTAAGCGTT